GCAAGATCATCGGCGCGGCCATGGTCAGCGACGACTGAAAGGTTATAATCTCGCAGCGAGGCAAGGCGCGGCACGGCTTGGCAAGGCGTGGCTGGGCCTGGCGAGGCAAGCCAAGGCGAGGCATGGAAAGGGTCGGCATTCGGTGCCGGCCTTTTAACTTATTGGGAGGCGGTAAATGGCTACCTACAGCAAGTATAGCGACTTTGTGGAGCAACTAGTTAATGGTGTTCATAATTTTTCGTCGCACACGTTTAAAGTTGCGCTAAGTAATGGCACGCCATCGGCCGCACATACTACTTTATCTGCCATCACTGAACTGAGCACCGCCAACGGCTATACTTCGGGCGGGCTTGCCACCACGATCGGCGTGTCGGAAACCAGCGGCACCGTGACGGTCACCGCGACCGATCCGGCGGCGTGGACCGCGAGCGGCGCCGGCATCACCTTCCGCTATGCCGCGTTGTACAACGACACCTCGGCGAGCGACAATCTGGTGGCCTACTGGGACAACGGGTCAAGCACGACAGTGACCAGCGGCAACACGTTGCAAATCGATTTCCAGGCCAGCCTCTTCACGCTGGTCTGACATGGGCACCTATCGGTTGGGAACATCGGCCAATCTGATCCCGATGAGCTTCAATGATCCGATCTTTGCCAGTGTCACCAACGGTACGCCCGGGGATGCATTGAGCAGCGGTCAAACGATGACCGACAAGAGCTACGCCCATGAAAACAGTGGCGACGCCATCATCTTCCTGGCCGGGAACAACACCCTCACCCGCGTTCGAGTGGGTTTGCCAACACGGGAAGGGCCGCGGATCGGTGGGTCAGGCACATTCACCTTGAATCAGTGCTGGATCGAAATTGACGGCAAAACCTCCGACCATGCCGACGGCATACAAGCCTATTCGCCCGGCGACAGCGGTACGGTGGTTCTGAACAACACGGCCATCCGCGCCTATAGCAACGGCGACAATGGCAGCAACGTCGGCTCGGTGGGGCTGTTCATCGCCGACAACTGGACCGGAACGTTCAAGTGCCGGAATGTTCTGTTCTGGGGTGGCCATTATGGTTGCGATGCAACGCCCGATACCGGTGGCGACATTCATCTTGATTTCGAGAATGTCTACTTCGTCGGGCCGTTCGAATTCGGGGCTTTCGATCTGGGCGACAGCTACGGCGGCCATGTCACCGTGGTCGACCATTGGGTGAACGTGTTCAATGCCACCATCGTTGGCGGTGTGATCGTTCCGGGCTCGTCCATTCCGTCGCCGTGAGGTACCGCGATGGCCATCGCCCTTGTCAAATCGGCCAAAGGAACGTCGACCAGCGCCACGGTTAGCCCAGCGTTTTCGACGGCGCCCGCCAACGGCAATCTAATCGTTCTGGCGTTTGCCGCCGACGACTACAACGGCACGCCCAACACCGGCTGGACGCAATCCACCGGCATGGAACAGCAGACGTTCCATGGCTCCTATATTTGGTGGCGGATATCGGACGGCAGCAATCCGCCGGGTAGCTACACGATAGGATCGGCGACCAATTCCGCCTGGGTGCTGGCGGAATTTTCCGGGGTCGATGCAACTCCGTTCGACATTTCGAACGGGACGTTTACCCAGACCAACACCGGCCCGACCACGCAAGCAACCCCTAGCATCGTTCCGACGACGGGCAATCGGGTTCTTTGCGCCGCGGTCAATGCCTCGAACACAGCCAGCATGACGGCCTATGCACCGTCGTGGAACAACTCATTCACCGCCATCGACAGCACCGGCACCGCCGCCGGCGGCACCGACGACGGGTGCGCCCTGTCATATCGCCTTGTCACGGGTAACGGCTCTACTGGGTACACAACGACCGGCTCGATCGCCCAGTCGAGCCAATCGCGCTCCGGGCTGATCATTTCGTTCAAGGAAGGAGCAGCGGCGGGCACCACGCTGACGGCCGCCGGCGGCTCCTATGCGCTGACCGGCACCTCGGCCGGCATCGGCGGCAAAGCGGTTGCCAACGCTGGCAGCTATACGCTGACCGGTACGGCGGCGACGTTTGCGTTCAAACTCACGGCGGAAGCGGCGGTCGCATCCGAAGGCGTGACTGACGGCTCGACGGTCAATTTCGTCATCACCGGTGCGCCGGTCACGCTCACCGCATTGGGCGGCAGCTACACCCTGACCGGCACGGCGGCCGGGGTCGGCGGCAGGGCGATCGTCGATCCCGGCAGCTATACGCTGACCGGCACGGCGATGACGTGGCGGATGACGGCGCCGGTTGCCGCCGGCGCCTACACGCTCACCGGGACGGCGGCGACATTCCTCGACCGGATGATCGCCGGCAACAGCGGCTACACCGTCAACGGTACGGATGCCACCTTCCTCATTACGTCCGGCGATTACACGCTGTTTTGCGGGAGCGGCAGCTACGCCATCACCGGCAGGGATGCGGCATTCCCGGGCAATGAGCCGATCCCGCCGGTGCAGCCTTCGACCGGCGGCGGTTATACCGGCGGCGCGGTCTATGACACCTTCCGGCTGCGCAAGAAGCGCAAGCGCGACGAAATCGAGGAACTGATCGACGCGATCCAGGCGCCGCCACCTTCGTCAACTTCGCCAACTTCGCCAATTTCGCCACCACCGGCCTTGGTTGACCTGCTTCCCAAGATGGAAGCGGCGGGCCTGACGCCACCGCAACGCAAGATCGTCAAGCGCGCCATCGTCAGTGACGACGAAGACGACGACGACGAGGCAATCGAGATTTTGCTCAACCTTCTTTCGTGACTGCCGACGATACAGGCAGGCGCACGGGCCGCGCACGCAGGGTCCGCATCGCATCGTCCGAGCGATATCGGGCGTTCCCGTATGGGCTACGAAACAGCCAAGGAGAGCCTTATGAGCATCGAGCAACCGCTCGGTGGCAGTGTTGGCGGCGACGCCACCACGATCACCGACCGACAGCTATTTGACCACGCCAACGCCGATCCCACACCGGCCCCGGCACCGTCGTCGGCACCGTCGCAACCGTCGCAAAGCCCGCAATCCACGGGTGGCGACACGGATGCGCCGCCGCCGTCGACGCGGCCGGACCTGCAGCAGCAACCCGAGCAGCCGCAACAGCCCGGGCAACAGCCGCGAGCCCCTGACGGGAAATTCGCGCCCAAGCCGCAGGGGCAGCCGCAACAGCGGCAGCCGGAGGATCATCGGGTACCGTTGCGCGAATTGCTGGCGGAACGCGACGCGAGGCAACGTCTGGAAGCGCACGCAGCAGAATTGACGCGGGCGGTGATGGAGTTGCAGCAGCGAACCGATCCCAACCGGCGAGCGCAACAGCAACAAGAACCGGAAACCATCTTCGACAACCCGGATCAGTATCTCAACACCCGGGTGATGGACCCTCTGCGCCAGGAAGCCACCCGCTACATGATGCAGATGAAGGATGGGCTGTCGCGCGAGTTTGCCAACACGCAATTCACCCAGCCCGTGGTGGATGCAGCGTTGGCTGCGATGGCGCAATTCCGGCACACGCCGCAGGGTAATTTCGTGTTCAACCAAATCATGAACGCGGGGCATCCCTACGGCGAGTTGGTCAAATGGCACAAGCAAGTATCGGCGTATTCGTCAATCGGCGCCGATCCAGATGCGTGGCTGAAACAGCAGCAGCAGAAATGGCTCGATGACCCGAATGCGCAACGCGCCATGATGGAACGGCTGCGCACGCGGCAAGGCAACGGTGCTCAAGGCAATCCGCCCAACGTTCAACTCCCGCCCTCGCTTTCGTCGGTGGCGTCAACCGCCAACCGCACCGAGGCGCCGGGCGATCTAAGCTCCGGCAGCCTCTGGAGCTTCGCCAACCGCTAAACCCGGCCACGCTTCCGAAATGTCCGACCCGCCCCCGTGGCGGGTTTTTCATTTCCGGGGATGGCCTAACCGAAAGGGTGCATGGCCATGGCCATCTCCGAAATCCAAACCAACAATAAACTGATCAAGTTCACCCAGCAGATCAACCGCGAATGGGTGCGCGAGAACATGTTCTCGCCCTACATGGGCGAGGATCTAAACTCCATCATCCGCAAGCGGATGGAGCTCAAGGCTGGCGGCGAGGTGATGAACATCCCGCTGGTCAGCCGGCTGCAGGGCGTCGGTGTCAGCACCGGGCCGCTGGTTGGCAACGAAGAGAAGATCGACGATTACGGCATGCGGATCTGGCTTGAGTGGATTCGCAACGCGGTGGCGACCACCAAGGCCGAGCAGCAGAAGGACAGCGCCGATATCTTCGGCGAGGCCAAGCCGCTGCTGAGTGATTGGCTCTCCGAGGTGACCCGCGATGAAATCATCGCGGCACTGATGGCGTTGCCATCTGAAAGCCAGCCGGCGGCGGGCACCCGCGTCAATGGAATTCTCTATGAGCTTTCCACCGCGGCAGAGCGCAACACTTGGCGGCTCAATAACCTCGATCGCATTCTGTACGGTGCAACGACAGCCAACTCGGCGACCGACCACGCCACCTCGCTGGCCAACGTGGACGCCACCTCCGACAAACTCACGGCCGCTAACCTGTCGCTGCTCAAGCGGGTGGCGATGGGAGGCAACCCGCGCATCAGGCCATACAAAACCAGATCAGGGTATGAGTACTTCGTCGCCTTTGTTGGGCTGAACATCTTCCGCGATCTTAAGATGGACCCGACGATGGTTTCGGCGAACACTAATGCGCGTGCGCGGGAAGGACGCGAGATAAACGGCGGACCCGACAATCCGTTGTTCCAAGACGGGGATCTGCTGTGGGATGGTGTGGTTGTCCGCTCGGTGCCGGAGATCTCGTTGTTTGTTGGGACGACTGCAAATCCCGGCCCGTGGGGTGCGGCTTCGGGCGGCAATCTGTTGATTGCCGGCAACGGCGGCACGCGGGTGGAGCCGGTGTTCCTCTGCGGTCAGCAGGCGGCAGTGATCGCCTATGGTCAAATGGCAAAACCTACCTTCAGAAAAGAAGATGACTATGGCTTTATCACTGGCACAGGAATCGAGGCCGCCTACGGCGTCGGCAAGATGTTCAAGAAACATCCCAAGTCCGGCACCAAGCTTGTGCAATGGGGCGTCGCCACCGGGTTCTTCAACTCGGCGTCCGACTAAACCAACTCGCACATAACCCCATTCACAAGGAGACAAGGATATGCCCGGTAATCTCATGACTGGAACGTCAGCCCGCGACATCGGCTATAACGTGGTTT